ATGAGCGAAGCAAAAACTTGACATCATGAGCCCGCCCGCTATTATCACCAACGCTGATCGGCAGTCGGCCAACAACTCGCCAAATAATCCAGGCCCGTCGTGTCGTGTCTTTGTGCCCTCGCACAGCCGACTGCCAAGCGACACGGCGGGCGTTTTCTAAATTGGGAATGTTGTCACATGAGTGGAAAAGAATTGAGCGGAACTGAGACGGTTGGCTGCCTGATGAGTATTTGGCAATTGCTTATCACTGGCCCAATCTGGCTGATCTTGCTTTTTCAAGTGCTCACAGCGTTGGGCGACGCTATTCCATCCTGGTCATGGGTGCTTTACTGGATTTATGTTCCAGCATGTGTACTCGGAGTGATTTCAGGCGCGTTTGGAAAGCTTTTGATGGAGAGAAAGTAGTAGCTCGCGGCGGGGAGTCGGTTGGTTGTATTCACCGTACCGACAGATAAATAACCACGAGGAAGAGATGAACGAACCGACAATCGAACTGGCAATGATCCGTTTTGCGGTTGTGTCGAAACGGTGGGATGAATCTTCCGCTGGTAATTTCCCGTACATCCAAGCGTTTCTGGCTGGATGGTGTTGTTGTGTTTGTGGGGTTGGTTACCCGGAAGTTGGACAATACCGGGATTCGTTTCGTGCTGGATGGATCGAGGCTCAGCAGGCTATCGCTATTTACGAGAGGGAAAAACGATGAGTTACCACGGTGTGTTGCTGATTCCACGGAAGGCCTGGAAGGAGCCAGCGAAGGAAATTCACGTTGAACCAAGTGACGAAATCAAGGAACTGAAGATCGCCTACGAAGCATTCCAGCGGATGCCACCGGGTAGGCGTATCAGCAATGTGTCTTGGCTTACGTCAAAACTTGTTCAAGAAAGCTAGTATTGAGTGAGAAATCGTAGTGTTCATAGTCTGGATCATTCGCCGAGTGATGACGTGGGGTGCCCATGAAGGAGATCTTTCATGGCATGAGGTGAAGCACGTTCCGCTCGACGACACAGGACTCGTGTGGGAAATGTCGAGTTGGCCACTCGATCGAGTACCGCCGCAACAGCAAGGGACGTACGGCTAGGGCAGATCGCATTCCTCGCGCCGGGGTTGGAGCGGCGTGTTAGCGAGAGAGACTGAGCCTCAGCGGTTGGACAGTCCGCGAAATTTAATGGTCCGCAAGAGCGGATAGGAGTTGGTCGACCTGAATTGTCCAAGCTGACCAGGGCAAGCAATTGCGATAGCCGCCGTGTTGATCCGTGGCCCGCGGGGAGCGGCGGCATTTTAACTAGGGAAGTAATATGAAAGCCTCTGAATTCTGCTACTGGTTGCAAGGTCACTTTGAACTGACTGAAGGGGACTCAGAGCACCCCGGCACGATGACACGCAAGCAATGCGAAACGATCAAGCGTCATTTAGCACTTGTGTTCAAGCACGAGCTAGACAAGACGCATGGCGATGAGTCGGAGCAAGCCGCGTTGAATGCGATTCACAACAGTGGCCATGATAAAGACATGATTTTTCGGTGCTGAAGTGACCGCCAGAAAACCACAACCCATACCGCCGCGATGCGGCAAGAGAGCAATAAAATGGCATCCAGAATCGATGAAAGGTGTTGGTATTCGAAAAGCACGGGCAGTAACAATTTTCGCCGTGGTGTTTTGCTTTCGTGGGGGGCTGATGGGAGCCACAACCGAAACACCGGCGGGCATATCGGTGTCGTAAAGGATGTTGCCACCGGGCAGTGTTTTTCGGTGCCTGTCAGTTGCGTTTGGTTCACGGAAGAGTCGCCAGCGGAAGTTACCGATGATCCAGAGCACGAGGAGTAGCGACCAACATTCACCGAGCAGGCACATGTTAGACGTTGAATACATTTTGAAAGTTGGAGAGCTATTAGACATGCCGGAAAACAACAACGATTCGGCTTCGGTGCAACGCATGGTTGCGACCATACCCGTGGACGAGAAAGAGCTTGCGAAACTACAACGTAAGGCCGAGAAATCAGCCGAACGATTGCAGCAGATCAAAATGCTCAATCAACGGATTGACGAATTGGATCGCAAGGTTGCAAAGCACGACAAATACGAAACGTCAGTCGAGTATTGCATCGAAACGGCAAAACACCTAATTGGTGCCGCCGAGTGTCTTGTGAAATTCAGGGAACCAACGTCCGCCGAAAAAGATTTCTTGGCCTCGTCGTAACGCCAGCGATCACCGAGTCGCGACGGTGGACCTTATTTCAATTCAACCGAACTTCGCGGCTTCGGTACAGATGGATTCAAAATGAAGACTACAGTAGCAATCGGATTAGTGTTGGCAGTGGCAAGGGTTTGGATCGGATTCAACGTTGAGCCCGAATCATTTGCGTGGTCACAAGCGTACAAGGACGTGGCCCACTTATTCATGGGCGGTCTGGCGGTGGCTTGGTGGATTAAGCGACTGCGTTGGCAATGGTGGTTGTTCTGGGCGTTGAATATCGTTGAAGTCGGGGTAGCGATCGCGAGTCGACTTTAGATCTGACTGCGACACTTCCAGATTGAACACCAACGGGGTGTTTAGAAACTGAGCACCGCTGCCCTTTTTGCGGTGCCTTCTTTTTGAGCAAAGGGACAGAAATGGAACAGAATCAGACGAAACCGTTCTCCGCCGGCGAACTGTACGCGGAGACGATGAAGTACCGGAACGCCGGTGAAATCCTTGGAATCCTCTCTCGCCGATACCGAATCGATGGTGAGAATTGGGGGTATTTGTCCAATCTAAACGACGAAAATCGCGTCGTCTCTTTCCAGTTCATGATCAGCGGAGCGTTTGTCGGCGAGCCGTTGTCACCGGACGAGATTCGGAACACTGACGGTTTGATGTCCATCGCCGAAAAGCTCCATTCGTTGGTGCCGTACTGATGCAACCACTGCGATCGGTAGAGATGGATTTTGACCTCCATCATCCTTGCGGCGACTGCCCGTTTACCAGGAACGGACCGGCAACGCACTTCGGCGTAATCACGTCGCTGCAACAATACATCGACTTGGCCAGTGATGGGTTCTTGATGCACACTTGCCACAAGACGGACAACCGGAATGGCTGCGACGGGCCCCGGAATTTCAAAGGAGACAAGCCCAAGCATTGTGCCGGTCTTCTTCACATGCAGGCCAACAACGCCTTGCCGATGAACCGTGGGTTGGCGAAGCGAGGATTTGATTGGTCCGCGATCTTAGAAGTGTCGGAAGGTAGCCCAGCGTTCAAGTCGGTCGCCGAGATGGTCGAACACTACACGCCGGCGATTTGGGCGTGGTTGCTGATGGTTTTCGACAATCCTCGCGTTTACACGTTTGAAACAATGTTCGGCGACGATCCGAAGGGCGTCCGGTATCTGGATGCCGGCGAGGGAGCGGAGTTCGTTCCGTGCTGCATTTGCGGGCAACCGGCTTCACACCTGGATCCGCAGCATCCGTACAACACGGGTTACGAAAAGTGCTCGATTTGCCATTGGGGAAACGAGACGATTGAGCAATTAATCGATTTGGTTATTGACTATTCGCCAGAACTTGCGAGAAAAGTCCCAAAGTGGAGTGACCTCAGGTAGCTGTGAATTCGGAGACTGACAAATGATCCATGCACTTGAAGCGTTCGAAACGCGATCAAGAGACAAGACCGTGGAGTTTCAAAACGATCTTCTCTGCCGCGGACGAGCCGGGCAGCTGGCTTTCGGACTCTTCCGGGCCCAGAAACGATCGACCTTGGCGAAAACCTACCGTCGGCACAACGACCGACAATCGTCATACGACGGCAAGAACGAAGCGTTGCAATACCTCGATGCCGTTCTCTCGCGCTGGGGCGCTGCGATGAAAATCGAGTGGGGTTGGCAGGTGGATAGGAAAACGGAAGTCCACCAGCACGTTCTCTATGTCCAACTCACGGACAAGCGACAATGCAGTTTCCATTCTGGGAAGTGCTATTCGGAAAAAGCGTTCCCCGACCAGTGGATCCCGAAGCCTCCTGTTGTTGATACCGTCCTGTGGTATTGCGACGCGGTGTTGGCGCGCGTCGAACCCGGGTTGGGTCTTCGCCCGGACGACCTGATGCCATTCGGGAAACACGTTGGCAAGCCGATCGATAGCCTGGATCCGCGATACTACGATTGGCTCAATGATTGGGACGGTCTTCAACAGTGGACCTGTTTAGAGCAGGTCATGAATGGGATCGGGTTTGAAAGCGAGGATGCGATCGAACTCGACAAGCAGCTTGACGCCGTGTTGGCGCGAAGCATTTGTGATGACGGAAGTTTTTCTTAGTACGAGGAGTTGAGACGATGGCTGCAAAAATCAGACAGCAGATTGGCAAGGTTTGGATCGAAGTCGACGCGAGTACTGTTGTTGACGGTGTTCGCGAACTTGCCTTGTGGGCGGAAGTGTTCTCGGAAACCTGTTGCGGTGCGTGCAAGAGCGTCAATATCAGGCCTTTCCGCAGAACGAACAGTAACAACGATGAGTACTTCTATCTCCGTTGCATCGATTGCGACAAGCAATTGGACCTTGGTCAGCACAAAAAAGGAGACACGTTGTTCATCAAGCGTCAACCGAAGGATATTCCGCAGGGAAAGGTGACCAACGGTTGGTATCACTGGCGAGATAACCCAAATCTCAATAGCTCCAACTCTGAAAACTCAGGAGGCTTTTGAGCGATGTCTGAAGTAAAAGAACCACAACGAAAACCGTTGACCCGTGCAGAAGCCGAAGATTTGATCGGGGAGCGTATCCCCGACGACGACGGTCTGATCATCGGTGTTTCTAACCGACCACCTTCTTTCCAGGGCGACGATGGCGTTTTCCTGGTGATTTCACACCACGACAAGAAAGCCACGTACATCAAGGTTGACTGATGGACGCCAACGAGATCCAAAACAAGATGATTCGTCATCTCCAACGAAAGATTGGGAACTTTGTTATTCCCAACGTCACTCTCCTTGGAAGCACCTGGGAGAGCGACGTCGTGTTGGTGACGAAGTCTTTGTTTTGGACCGAATTCGAGATCAAAACGTCTGTTGCCGACTACAGAAAGGATTTCTTGAAGTCCGAACGTCGTTGGAAGTCCGGCAGTTTACTTAAACACGATGCGTATAGCTCAGCCGAACCGATCTTGAGCAGTCGCCAATGGACGAAACGGGAATTTATTCCGAAGCCAAAGCAGTTTTATTTCGTGACACCGGTCAGGTTGCTCAATGTCGAAGACATTCCAGCACATTGCGGGTTGATCGAGTTTGACGAAGATCACAATCGACCAATCTATCAGCGTGTCGCGCCAAGGCTGAAGAAGCCGACAAAGATCGATACAGAAACCTTATTCAACCTCGCACTAAAGGCATCAAAAAAGCGATGAGCAAGAAAGAACGAATCAAAGAACTTAAGGAAAGGGTGTTCTCCCTCGAGGGGAGATTGGCAGTGAGGGCACGTTTCCGAAAGCCTCACGAACACGCCTACGACGACTACGAACTTCGCGAAATGTTCGGTCCGTATCTCCTGGATGGTGATACCAGCGGACTGTCGCCCCGCGAATGCCGGTTGCTTGAAACAATCGAGGCTTTGAAAGAAGAGTTGTTGGATGCTCGCAATTCCGATCTGCCGTCGAAGGAGTCTCAACTACAGATTTCATCGTCCGAGCGTCTGCAGGAACTCCGCCAGATGGTTGAGCGATACAGCGGCACGCAGATTGAAACGTTTGAATTGCCGCCGGACAAACAACCTTCTGGAATCGATGACGTGACTGTGATCGATTGCGGCGCGTTTGTGGTGGGATCATGACGAGCATTACCCAAGGGCGATTTATCTTCGAGAACACTGATTACGGTGGTGACGTCGATGTTTCCATCAAACCACCGAGAATCAGCCGTTGTGCGAATTGCCCGAACACGACGGAAAATACGATCTGTGACGATTGCCGATGTGGTGGTTGTGGTCGGTTAGACATCCTCTGTGAATGTGAGAAATCAGGTGAGAAAACAACAAAGCCCCCCTACAAAACAAAAAAAGAAGGCACGGAGGTGGACACCGGAAAAGCGAAAGCGGATTAAGCAGGAAAGACAGCAAATCCTTTGCGTAATGCAGGCGATCGCGCCGTCGATGTTTGATCCCAAAAAACCGACCCCGTTGGCCGTTGGGGTCCACAGGGAGATCCGATCCCAGCTTCCAGAGGCATCGAACAAGGCGGTCGACCGGTTTCTCAGATGGTGGACAGGCCGATACGAGTACCTGAAATCTATCACCGAGTCGGGGTTTCGGTATTCAATAGAACAGCAGTTGTCGGGGCCTGTTGAGGAAAAGCACGCCAAGCAAGCCGCTGTCACAATGGGAAAGCTAGAGCAGGAATACACGCCAAAGAGTCTCCGAAAGGGCAAACGTAGATAGTTCCTGCGATTATTCGAATTCACTACACTTGACCAGTACGGTCAACGGCATGTTGTCGTTGACCGTTTTTTCGTTTGTGCACAAAGGTATTTGTGATGAGACAAAACAAGTTGTTGTCCGTGGGTCTTGGCGTCGTTCTTTGCATCATGTTGTCCGAAACGGCATTTTCGCAAATTCAAATTTCCCCGCAGACTCCTGCCCCTCTCGAAGCTGATTCGGCGCCGATCCCGATCGCGGATCCGGCTGGACCGAGCGATACTGGATCCAATGTCCTGGTATTCACCAAGACGTATGAGTCGGACCAAAGTCCCGTCCGAGAAAAGGCGATGAAGGACGTTCGCGACTTGATCAGGTCCAGCGACGTCGGGCCCCTCCGAAAAATTGGATTGTTGACGAAGCTCAGAAGGCCAGTTGTCGCCGATGCGGTATGCGATCGCGTGATTGCAAAAGCGATGGACGCTGGCGCGATCACATATACCGTGCTTGAAAATGACGATGGAACGTCTGATGTGGAGGTCAAGATTGATCAAGACTTTTGGGCGGAATTGCTCAAAATCTTACTTCCGTTAATTCTTGAATGGCTGGGGAGTTTCTAACCTTCCGATGTATGACCCTCTGATTCTGTACTACTGGATGGGCTTCGCAGCCACGTTGGCTGTTGTTTCCATCTCTTGCCTACTTTCTTGGGAGTGACCGATGAGGCTTTTGTTAGCAGTGGTTTTGATGTTGGTCGCGACGACGGCCGACGCTGCAAGGGGACGTTGGTTTGGTAGTCGCCAGGCCACGTACAATTTTGTGGCGACCGACGGGGTTCTGACCTCCGGTTGTTGTTCCAACGCGAATTGCCCGATGCTGCAATCTGCACAGGCAGCGGTGAACCGCGGTGATTCCTATGTCCGAATCGGTGGCGTAAATCATCCGATCAAGTATTTGACGACACGACCGACTGTTGCCGCGCGGCCAGTTGCCCCGCCGGTGCAATCCGTTCCAGCGGCGACAACGTCCTCAGGGGCAATGAGCCTGGTGAAGGTCCAGGTCGAGCGGACCAAGATGGTCCAGATAAAGACGGGTTGCATCAACGGCCGTTGCACGTTCAGGAACGTACCGGTAACTGAAAAGGTTTGGGTCGACCAGTGGGTTCCGGTCGCTACAAAGTCTGTAGCATCACCTCAGATTGCTACAAAGTCTGTAGCGGCGAAGGACGAGATCATCGATATCACGTTGGATTTCGCCCCAACGCCCGAGGGTGACGCGAAGATGATGGTCACGCTCGCACAGATCGGTCCGGATGACGTGGTGTACGATCTTGGCTGCGGAGACGGCCGAATACTCGAGTATGCGTCACCGTACGCTCTGATGTGCATTGGCGTCGAATCGAACCCGGAAACGTTCAAGATGGCCGTGGAGCGAACATGCGACCTGAAGAACGTCCAGATCATGGAACGCGACATTGAGGATACAAACGCTTCTGACGGCGATGTCGTGTTCCTGTTCCATTATCCAGGTACTCCGATGATGGAACGCTTGACCGATCGTCTGAAGCATTTGCGGCCTGGCGCCCGGATCGTTTCGTACCTCCACAACCATTTCGATGGGATCGACGGTTTCGAGACGGAATCGTACAAGACGCCAGGCGATTCTGAGATATTCGTAACCACCGTTGTTCCAGCGGCGGTCCCAACTACCTTCAATCTCGCATCACAGTTGGCGGCAAAATAATGTACCAAGCAACTTGGGAAGGCTTTGATCACGAAGAGTTCTTCCGGAAACCAGATCCGGAGCCGAACATCGTTTTCAGCGACGACGATCCGCCCGTTTTCCTGCCACCAGACGACGAGGAAGGCGGTGCGGTGCAAATGTCGCAGGCAGCGGCAGAAACCCGTTCGTGGCAGACTGAGCAGCCCTCAGTCGAGATTCTGGACGAAATCAACGATATGATCGCGCCGTACGCCGACACGATCGTCGTTTCGATCTGCGACACGGGTGAAAACCCCCACCAGATCATCGACAAGCCTCTGTACCACGAATCGCACGTTCCTGGGCAATCTGCCTTTGACGGGAATTCTCACGGAACGCACGTCGGTGGGACGATCGCCGGGAACAATCGCCGGTTCACCCGGTTTGTTGGATTCCAGCACGGCGTTGAAAAAGTGCTCTCGAATGGAGGTTCAGGGCAATCAAGCTGGATACTTAACGGTATCAATCACGCGAGAGAATGGCGAGGATCAGACGGATTGCAGGTCAGCATTCTCAATATGTCGCTCGGTGGAAACCAACGACACGAACCGACAATCAAAGCCCTGTATGCGTGCATCGAAGCAGGCATCATTCCGGCGATTGCTGCCGGCAACAGTGGTAACCGCGGTGTCGGTTGGCCGGCGGCGGATCCCAACCTCCCAGCGATCGCGGCTCGCGACGAGAATCGCAATATCGCTGCGTTCTCATCTCGAGGGGAAGTTTTGATCGCCGACGCTGGTGTCAACATTATGTCGGCATCCAACCAGAATCAAACTCTGATGCGTCTGATGAGCGGGACGTCAATGGCAACTCCCAACTGGGGAAACCTGATGGGCGGTGTCTTGTGTCTCCACCGGGCATCCGGCGCGCCAAACTGGCGCAACATTCGTCCGGTATTTAACCTGATGAAAGACTATGGAATCGATCTTGGGAAACCCGGATACGATCGTGACTCCGGATACGGCTATCCGGACATTGAAAAGCTGCTGACGGACATGGCTCAAAAAGGCCCCCGATTGTTGCGGAGTTACCAATTCTGATGAGAAACATGATCCTTACCCTGCTGCTGTTGGCGACGCCGAGTGCTTTTGCCGACGAATTCAAACTGGTGATCAACGGTCCCGACGAAATCAAAGTCGGAAAGATTGCCATCTTCACAACAGAAGGAACGACCGCCACGGCGTTCTACTTCATCAAGCCACGAGAGCTTGAAGACAACGTTTTCGAATGCCAGGAACGGAATCCTGGAAAGCTTATGGTGTTCCCCGACAAAGCAGGCGTTTACCGATTGATCCTTAGTGGTGTCGGTGGAAATGCAGAGGATGGATTCGCTATGAACCACATCGACAAGTATGTGAAGGTCACCGGTGCAGACATTGGTGGACCGACGCCTCCGCCTCCTCCACCGCCACCGGCCGGATTCAAACCGCTCGAGGAATTGAGTCGATCGCTTTCGACGGGCCTTGGCGACGAACAGACAAGGGCAAAGCTTGGTATGCGTTTGATGGGAGTCCAGTTCACAGGAACCCCGGAAGAAGTGGACAAGCGGATTGACCAGGTTGTCCGCCGAGTCTTGGCCGAGCGACCGCGCGACAACACGACCGACTGGGACAACGGTTGGTATTCACCGATTGTCGTGGAACTTTCCAAACTCGTCGCAAGTGGTTCGATCAAAGACCTCAGCGACCTCAAAGCAGCTGTCAAAGCGATCGCCACTGGCTTGCAAACCTAGCTTGTGGTACAACGTTTTTGCTAGAAGTACTTGGGTGAACCCCCGGCGGTGCAGTGACCGTCGGGGGTTTTTTTATCGCTTGGCAGTGGATTCCCAGTCGTGCCGAAAGCTTTTCAGTTCTTTCAGGACATCGCCAGGATTGGCGTTTTTGAAGTTCTTGTCGAACTTGTCATTGAGCAGATGGACCTTGTCGTCTAGGTCTTTCACCTGCGTGCTCAATCGTTGGATCGAAGCCGTGTTGGTGTTTTGTCCATCTTCCAACGTGGTCGATTTGTTCCGGTTTGAATAAATGAACAATCCGCCGATTACAGTGAGCACTAGAATTGCAACGTTAATTGATTTCTTTGGTGTCGTCATAGTCTTTGACATCGAACCCGATTTTCTTGAGTAATTTGGCCAACACAGAGTCGAAGATGGAATGTAGGAACCGTTCCAATTCCTTCCCCATCAGCCCGGCAGCCGACGCCACGCCGATACCAGGAACAAGCTGAGAAGTGATATCAGGGTCAATGTAAGACAGACCAGAAATGCAGATGAGGCTGAGAAACCCGGAGCAACCCACAAGGCCAAGAAGATTCCAAAGAGACTTGTAGCGAACTTGGCGAAGTGTACGAGAAAAACCGGCGCCTGCTGCAACAACGAAAAATAGGACCGCATGGAAATGCTCCGATGTGAAGGATGCTAGAAAATCGTCCATCTTTGAATGCCCCTGTTGGGTACCTTACCGCTTTTGCCCAGTGGGCGACGAAATTATGTTGTATCAGGACGTTGACCCACGTTCACCCGGGAAATTATTGTGCGGAAATCTCTTGCATTTGGATTGCCAAGTCGCAATCATCAGTCCCAGCGAGCTTTCTCGGAGTAACACAAAATGACGAAATCTTCAGTTTTGGCCCCTCAAGGGTCAAAAGAGTGGTATTTGGAACGCATGGGTTGCGTTACCGCCTCCTGTTTCTGGAAGGTGATGACCAAGGCCAGGAGCGGCGACGGAATCAGCCAAACCGCCAAGACGTACGCAAATCAGATCATTGGCGAAGTTCTCAGCGGTCGACCGGCCGAAGAAATCAAGTCGAAGTATCTTGATTGGGGCAACAAGCACGAACCCACCGCGCGAATCCAATTCCTTCTGCGATACGACACCGGCGGCAAGAAGTTGCGACTGACCGGGTTCCAGCGGCATCCGACGATCGGCAATTGCGGCGGTTCGCCTGACTTCCTTCTCGGCGATGACGAGGTCGGCGAAATCAAATGTCCGTACACGTCAGAGAAGCACATCTTCTATTGCGGATTCAGCGAGTTCACTGCCAAAACGAGCAAGGAGTATTTTTGGCAGACCCAAGGAAACATGTGGGTGACCGGTCGCAGTCGGCTTCGGTTTATCTCGTACCATCCGCTCTTTCCTCGTGAGCTTCAGATGCACGTCATCGACGTTGAACGCGACGAGGACGCCATGGACGATCTTGACGAAGAAATCCCAGCGTTTCTTGAACAGGTCAAGATCCAACTCACCAAACTTGTGGACAACGTTTGTCCTCAGATGTTCGATTCTCCAATTGTCAAAGGGTTCTTAGATGGCCAAGAAAAAAGCAGCAACGAGTGACACAACGCAGTCCAATGCAATGGAATTGCCAACGATGGAACTGTGGTCGAAGGTCTGCCGAACGCCAAAGGAAGTGCAGACGCCGATTGTGATAGACGGTCGCGACGGTGCCAAACACGAGATGACCGAAGTTGACGCTGCGTATCAGCTGAAACAGGCAACAGAGCTTTGGGGACCGTACGGGTCCACCTGGGGGCTCAAGGACTTGAGTTACGAGGTCTATTCTCACGAATCACTTGGGTTCCCGATCGTCATTATTAGCGCGGTCTTCTTTTATCCGTTGTCGATCGACGAAAAGACCAAAGAGGCAACGGTCGCGTCATTCCCGATCCTGAACGATATGAATCTGTTGCCGGGTTGCTCGACGATGAAAAGCATCGTCACCAACACCCGTTCGAAAGCGCTCTCGTGTCTCGGGTTCGCGGCAGACGTCTACAGCGATCAGGATGAATTGCCGTCGGAATCAGATTCCAAGCCTCCCGCAAAGCCAAAACGCAAGGCCCCCGCGAAGCGAAAGGGAAAGCCAGCAGAAGCGACCGGCGACGAAGGTCCGCCATGGGATGAGGGTGGTCAGGATCCGTCAGTCGAAGCCGAACCGGAAAAACAACCGGAAAAAAAACAGTCGGGTAATCAGCAGGCCAGCCCGGACACGTACATGGACGATTTTTCGCAAAAGATCAATGCTGCAACGACTATTGAGGAGGTCGACGCCATCAAAAACAAGGTGCAGGATTTGATGATTGAAGAGATCATCGACGAGGATTCTGGCGACACGCTCTTGTCTCTTTGTGAAGGACAGATTATGTCTTTAGAGGGATAGTGAATCAGTTTTTACTGACATCATGTCAGTAGCTGAAACGCGGTGTTTTTGACGAATCTGTGTTTAATTCGTGTCTCCGTCGTCGAATTGGGAGTTTGCCTGTTATGTCGAAATTGCTTGAGGTTGCGATCCACAATGTCCTTGGAGTCAAGGACATTTCTTTGGACTTTCGCGGCCATCACCTGTTCTGGGTTGGTGGGAAGAATTACCAGGGCAAGTCATCCTTGCTCAGCGCACTGATGATGTGTGTTTGCGGTCCGAAGAACATGCAAGGGTATCCCGAAGTCGCGTTGCGCAACGGGAAGAAACGCGGCTCGGTCGAGTGTGTCATTGAGGGCGACGCCGAAGTGTTTGGGATCGACAACATCGGTCCCCTGGTTCTCGAACTGACGTGGTCACGACGATCGAACGGGACGATCAAAGAGAAGTTCCGTATCTACGATCAGGAGACGGGCGAGAACTCTCCGACACCGCGGTCGTTGCTCGAACGAATGTTTGCGATGAAGGCGTTGGACCCAACCACGTTCATCAACATGGAACCGAAGGCACAGGCAACGCTTGTTCAATCGTTCCTTGGGATCGACATGGAAGGGTTCGCCAAGCGTGAAAAGAAGCTTTCGGAGGAACGGACTATTTGCGGGCGCGAAGGCAAGCGGATTGCCGGCCACTTCGAATCTCTTGAAAAGCCTGCCAAGGACATCCCGGAAAAGGAAGTTGTTGTTACGGAACTGCTCGAAAAGATCGACGCGCTGGAGGAAGAAGGCAGCGTACGCGAGGACAAGGTTTCGGAGATCGAAACCAGCAAGAGGTATCTTGAAGAAGTCGAACAGGAGTCCGAGAAAACAATCCAAGAGATCAAGCGGCTGATGGACAAGAAACGCGACTTGATCCGTCAGGCCGAAGAACTCAAAGGCCATCTGGAAAACCAAGAAGCCGAATTGGAATCCATTCCCGATCACAGCGATGAGATTGTTGACCTTCGCCAGCAGATCAAGAACGCTGAGGAAACCAATCGGAAGGTTCGTGCTAAGGTCGAGTACGACAAGGCGAAGAAGGCCACCGACGGCAAGCGATCCGAGTACGTGAGTCTGTCAGAAAAAATCCAGAAGGTTCGTGAGGAACGGACCGAAGCGATCGAGAACGCGGAATGGCCGGTGGAGGGAATGGACTTCGCCGAAGACGGTTTGTTGTTGAACGGTCTTCCGCTCGGACAGGCCAGTACGTCGCAGCAGATGATTGCCGCGACGCAAATCGGGATGGCTCTGAATCCCAAACTGCGTTTGCTGATCCTCCGGCGAGGCAGCGAGCTTGACTTAGAAACGATGTCAGAACTGGAAAAGCTGGCAATTGAACGTGATTTCCAAATCATCGTCGAAGTGGTCACCAAGACCGACGAGGACGAGGAACGTTGTACGGTCGTCATTCACGAGGGACGCGTGAAGGGCGACGATGGTTTTGATGATGACGATGACACTCAGGAGAATCTGAACGATGGCTAAGAAGAAAGCAGCGAAGAAGAAAGACGACTTTATCATCCTCCCCGAATTGGAGTTGTTGATTGAAGCACACAGCGAAGACAGTTTGCTTGGCTTGGAGGAATTGATCCTCAAAGACGGCGTTGTCAATTATCCGCTTTCGATCTGGGTCTGTCCCCGAACAAAACGACGGATTCTTGTGGACGGTCACAACCGGCACAAAATCGCGACCAAACACAACATCCCGTACAAGACGATCGAGGTTTGGCCAGTCTGCAAGACGCTCGAAGACGTCAAGGCACGCATGAAGAAGGAGGCGGCAGAGCAACGAAGTTTGCCGCGAAATATCCGCGATCGCTACCGGTCGGAGTACATCATTCACGAATCGGATGTCAACGGCAGCCCGATCAGCGACCTCGTGTCGAAGATGTCAGAAGAAACCGGGATGACCGAACGTCAGATTTATCGTGGCCTGGAAAAGGCTCGGAAGATCAACACACTCATTGACTCGTGCCGGAATTCGCTCGCCGTTTCCGAGCTGTCGTGCAACATGATCGACAAGCTGTCTGCGTTGGACAAAGCATCGCAGCACGCGCTGATCGAACGCGCCGGGTATGAGAAGAAGAACATCATCGAGGAGATCCGCCGGATCACAAAGAAGCCTGGCACTCCACTCAACAAGCAGACAAAGGAGAAGGCGGATTCGCGTGAGGCGGAACGTGCTGCTCGCGAGAAAAAAAAGAAGATGTGGAAGTCTAGTTCCGATTCGCTGGCAGATACTTTCAAGCTGCTCAGCAAGACGCGGCGTGAACTGAAGGTCACAGACAAGAAATGGGGTCAGGTCCGGATCATCGTGGAGCGCCTGAACGACATTCTGGAAGGGTGGAAAGAAGATATTAAGTAGCAACCCCGGCAGCGGCGCGTTGCCGTTGCCTCCCGGCGGAACTTTCTAGCCTTACCTCGTAAGTCTGGATGGTGCGATCATGCCGCCGGGTTTTTTGTATTCGGAGTTTGCTGTGATGAAAAATAGTGCAATAGAGTGGTGTGACCACACGTTCAATCCGATCCGTGGATGCCAAAAAGTTTCGCCTGGGTGTAAAAACTGCTACGCGAAAACCCGCAGCGATCGGTTCGGAGAGGACTTCTCTGGACAACGGATTGTTCTTACTGAATCGGGATGGAATCAGCCGTTGGCCTGGAACAGGGCGTCGGAAGAACTCAGACGCGATCCCGTATTCTTCGATTCGCCAAAGCCCCGTGTCTTCTGTGCGTCACTCTCCGACGTGTTCGAAGATTGGGATGGTCCGTTGCTGAACCATCGCGGGGAGCGGCTGTATTGGCCTGAACCAGGGACCAGTCACGACCTGAAAAATCAATGGGTGGATGCGCCTAATACTTCGGGCGATGAAATGCCGGTCACGATGGCCGACGTTCGCGCCCGTCTCTTCCAGATGATAGACGCGACGCCCAATCTCGATTGGTTGCTGTTGACGAAGCGTCCGGAGAACATTCGGCGGATGTGGGTCGATGAAAAGAAGCCTTGGCGTGCCACGGGTAAATGGCATCGCGACAACGTTTGGCTTGGAACCAGTGTTGAAGACACCGACAATCTGCATCGCATTGACGAATTGAAAAGCTGCGGGGGAATAGCTTCGGTTTTTTTCCTATCGTGCGAACCGCTGTTGAGTGACTTGCCAACGATTGGAGAGCATATCGACGGAATCGACTGGGTGATCGCTGGTGGTGAGTCTGGGCCGCAAGCGCGCCCGTCGCACCCTAATTGGTTCCGTTCAATTCGGGATCAGTGCGAAATGCACGGCGTGGCGTTTCACTTCAAGCAATGGGGGGAATATGCACCCGTTGAATGCGAAGGCGGTCCGTGCACATGCACGCCAAGCGAAACTTGCGAGGATGGCGGGGTGGTTCTTGATGAACCAGACGGAGCCAGCAGGCGAATGATCCGCGTCGGCAAGAAGCGTGC